GCATCAGTTTAAACAGGAAGCTGCCACCTGAGTTTGGCAGCAATTAAAGGAAGACAAATGGCTAAAGACACGAAAAATGCCGTTTCAATCGATGGGCAAGAATATCCAGTAGATGATTTAACACCGCAACAGCAAGCTTTGCTTTCGCATGTTGCCGACTTAGACCGTAAGCTGGACTCTGCCCGATTTTCTGTAGACCAGCTCCAAGTAGGCCGCAACGCCTTCTTTGAGTTACTGAAGCAAGCACTGGCCGAACCCAAGGTGTCGGACGTAGAACCTAAGTAACCTTGTCTGGGGGCTTCGGCCCCCGCTGTTTGGTTACTGGAATTTGTTTTGAGTTGTACCTATGATTCCAATAGACCCAATATCAGCATTACAGGGACTACAGACTGCAATCAGCGTAGTCAAAAAGGCAAGCAAGGTCGCAAGTGATCTGGCGGGATTGGCTCCATCCATTTCGCGGCTTTTTGATGCCAAGAGCACCGCTACCAAGGCGATGCTTCAGGCCAAGCGTACAGGTGGTAAATCCAACCTTGGTGCGGCGTTACAGATTGAGATGGCTTTGGATGAGGCCAAGCGGTTTGAAGAACAGTTAAAGATGCTGTTCATGCAGGCGGGACGCATAGACGTATGGAATGCGACCAAGGCTCGGCAAGCTGAGATGGATAGAGATGATGCCAGAGAAATGGCAGAGCTAAAGGCTGAAGAGAAGAGGCGCAAAGAAGCCGAGCGGGAACAGATGGAGTGGGCAGTTGGGATTGTCGTGATCGTAATGCTCTTAGGCGCTGTTGGCTGGGGGCTTAATGAGATGGCTGAACTGTGTGCCAAGACAGGGTGTGGTCGGTGAATGAGTACCAAAAGCAGTTTGATATGTTTCTCAAAGTCTTTGTCAGGCTTTGCATTGTTTGGTGGGTGCTTGGCCTGCTCCGCTTTTTGCCCGATGACTTGGCCGACAAGGTTGTAAACAAATTACTGGGAATGATTGGTCTATGAGTGACGAGAAGCCATCAGACATATTGAGCAAGGTGCTGTCCTATGTGGATAGCCCATTCAAGTTGTTTGCTCTGTTGCTCATGGCGGTGTTTGCGTTTGCTGGGTATTTTGTTTGGCAGAACCAAGAACTTCTGATGGGGGCATATAAAGAGTCTAAGAGAATGCCAAGCATTGTTGAGGACAGGGTGGAAGACGCTGCCGCCCACTTGTTTAAAACAACCAACGCTACCATTGTGGCTGTATTTAAAGTAAACCCTATGTTTGGAACCAGAGTGCTGTATCGTGCTTACACCAAAGAGGGTAGAGACAAAACCAATGATGGGCTTGATGTTGGGTTGTTTACTCAAAACCAAGCTAACAACGCTGATGTGATTAAGCTGATGGCAAGTGAGATTCCTTGTGGCGAGTACAAGTCAGCGCAATCGGAAATGGGTTTATGGTATATCGCCAAGGGGGTTGCCTACACTTGCCGAGTCAGCATCCCACCTGATCCAAGCCGGTTTGTTGGACAAATCACTGTAGGCTGGGATAATGAACCCGCTGACATTCAAGTAACAAGAACCATGATGGAAATTGCAGCAACCATGCTCAGTAAAAGCAAACAGTAAAGGATCAATATGCTGACACTACTCTCAACCTTAATCTCATTCCTGATGGGTGGTTTGCCCAAGATTCTGGAATTCTTCCAAGACCGTGCAGACAAAAAGCATGAGCTAAACCTTGCCCAGATGCAGATTACCCGTGAGCTGGAACTGCGTAAAGCAGGCTTTGAAGCACAAGAACGTATTGAACACATCAAGTCAGAACAGCTTGAAACAGAGAGCGCAGCTAACACCAAGCAGATTCTGATTGGTGCACAACAAGCTGAGATGCAGGCTATCTATGCCCACGATACAAGTTTAAACGAGGGGACTTCTACATGGATGAAAAACCTCCGAGCTTCTGTTCGTCCGGTTATCACATACGGCTTCTTCTTCCTGTTGCTGTTTATTGACATTGGTCTGTTCGCCTACGGCTGGAATAGTGGTGTACCGTTTACTGAGTTGGCCGAGATGCTGTGGGACTCTGACACCCAAGCCCTGTTTGCTTCCATCATTGCTTTCCACTTTGGTGGCCGGGCGTTTGGCAAATGAACATCTCAGCCAAGTGCCTTCACATGATCCGCCATCACGAGGGCGTGAGGCAGAATCCCTACAAATGCCCAGCCAAGCTCTGGACTGTGGGGGTTGGGCACGTTATGTTCCCAGAGCAGGGTAAGCTTAAGATAGACCAGCGGGATGCCTTTTTGCCACCACCAGAGGCCATGCGTAAACACTCAATGGAGGAAGTCGATGCAATACTTAGGGCAGACCTTGCTCGGTTTGAGAAAGGCGTGGCTACTTATTGTCCTGTGCCTCTTACTCAAGGACAGTTTGACGCATTGGTTTCTTTTGCTTTCAATGTAGGACTGGGCACTCTCCAGCGTTCAACTCTGCGTCAAAAGGTACTGCGTGGTGATATGGCCGGTGCAGCAGAAGAGTTGTTGAAATATTGCATGGCGGGGGGTAAAATTCTCAAAGGGCTGCAGAATCGCCGTATTGACGAGCGGGCCGTGTTTTTATCCTAGGACTGCCCATGCTTAAAAAACTTCAACAGAAAAGTGGCGTGAATCGTGAAAACACACGCTACACCTCTGAAAATGGATATTACGTTTCTGACAAGATACGTTTTAGACAGGGCACACCAGAGAAAATTGGTGGCTGGCAACGTCTTTCTACGGCTATTTTCCAAGGTGTTTGCCGTTCTTTGTGGAACTGGGTCACTATTGGCGGCCAGAACTTACTGGCGGTTGGCACAAACTTAAAGTATTACATTGAAAACGGTGGGTTGTATTACGACATTACCCCCTTGCGGTCAGCTGTACAGTCGCCTGTGTCACTAAACAATCCATTTGATACTACATCTGGTTCAGCTGTTATCAACGTTAATGACACTGCTCACGGCTTACTTACCGGCGATATTGCTACCTTCTCTGGTGCTGTTGCGGTCGGTGGAATTCCGGCAGAAGTACTTAATACTAACCACACCATAACGTATGTTGGAGCTGACGACTACACCATCACTGTATCCACTACGGCGTCATCCACTGTGACGGGCGGGGGTGGTGCATCTGTTTCAGCAACATATACAAAGCTTAGCGTTGCGCTGACAAACCCATTTGATACAGTTAACGGGTCTACAACTGTCACTGTGACCGATGCGGCTGGTGGATATACAAATGGTGATTTCGTTACCTTCAGCGGTGCTACAGCTGTTGGCGGTCTTACTTTAAACGGTGAGTATGAAATCACCATAACCGGTACTTCTACCACTCAGTACACAATTACTGCGGCAACAGCTGCTACTTCCACTGCTACGGGCGGCGGTACTGCTGTAGTGGCTGCTTACCAGATTAACATCGGTGCTCCTTATGCGGTTCCTTTGGTTGGCTGGGGTGCTGGCCCATGGGGAGCTGGGCCTTGGGGTATTGGTGCGGCATCAACCGACCAGATGCGTATTTGGTCGCAATCCAACTTTGGTGATGATTTACTCTTTGCACCTAACGGTGGTGAGATCTATGTCTGGAAAGCAAGCTCTTTGTTAACTTCAAGGGGCGTGGCCATTAACAATCTATCTGGGGCTTCTTACTGCCCAACGATTCAGAGTTTCATTCTTGTGTCTGATGCCTCGCGCTTTACGTTTGCGTTTGGCTGTAATGACTATGGAAGTACAGTACAGAACCCCATGTTAATCCGCTGGTCTAACCAAGAGGATTATCTGGAATGGTTTCCTGCGGCCACAAATCAGGCCGGTAGCTTACAGCTGTCACACGGCTCACGAATTGTTACTGCCATACAGACTCGGCAGGAGATTGTGGTTATTACTGATTCAGCTCTGTATTCTCTTCAATATCAAGGACCGCCATCTGTCTGGGGATCTCAGTTGTTGGGAGACAACATCTCTATTGCTGGGACAAATGCGGCGGCAGTTGCGTCTGGTGTTGTGTACTGGATGGGCATTGATAAGTTCTACAAATACGATGGCCGTGTTCAAACCCTTAGATGTGACTTGCGTCAGTTTATTTTCCAAGACATCAACTTGGAGCAAGCAGAACAGTTCTTTGCTTCTACCAACGAAGGTTTTAACGAGATCTGGTTCTTCTACTGCTCGGCTGGTTCGTTTACTGTGGATAAGTATGTAACGTACAACTACCTAGAGGATGTTTGGGCTTACGGCACAATGGCCAGAACAGCGTGGATTGATTCTGCTTTGCGTAAGTACCCAATGGCGGCAACGTACACTTACAACGTTGTTTACCATGAGCAGGGTAATGACGACAACGAAACAGGCACGACCCTACCGATTAACGCTGTTATTGAGACAACCGAGTTTGACATTGACGATGGCGACCACTTTGGGTTTGTCTGGCGTATTGTTCCCGACATTACCTTTAGAGGCTCAGACGCCGCATCCCCTCAAGTGACGATGACCTTGATCCCGATGCAGAACTCCGGCTCTGGTTATAACGATCCAATCTCTTTGGGTGGTAACTCAGAGGCTACTGTGGTTCGCACGGCCACTGTTCCAATTGAGCAGTTTACGGGTCAGGTATACGTCAGGGTTCGTGGCCGCCAGATGATCATGAAGGTAGAGTCAAACCAGCTTGGATGTGCCTGGCAGTTGGGTTCGCCCCGTATCGACATCCGACAAGACGGTAGACGGGGTAACTCATGACGCTACTTGTTACTTCTGATTTTGCGCTCGGTCAGGTTGTTGCACCTAACTTGCCTTTGGCTACACCTCAATACAATGAGCAATATCAAAATCAGTTGAACAACGTGCTTCGCCTGTACTTTAATCGGGTTGACGTTATTCTTGACCAAATGAAGGCTGACACAACTGTCATACCGCCTTTAACAAATTACACTGTAGCCACATTACCCAGTGCGGCTACTTCTGGCGTAGGGGCTAGATCTTTTGTAACAGACGCCTCGGCTCCAACATTTGGTTCTACAGTTGCTGGTGGCGGCGCAGTGGCTATTCCTGTATATTCTGATGGCACGAATTGGAAGGTTGGTTAATATGAGACAGATTGAAAATCGTTATATGGATTATGAAGATAGTGGTATGTTTGGAGGACCTTCTCCAAGTGACTATCAAGACGGCATTTTCTCTGGCCAATTTAACTTTGGTCAGCCTTACCAAGGCGCTCAATACGCTCAGCCTCAACAGGGAATGTTTGGTCCTGCGCCTGTCCAGCCCGTTCAACCAGTCCAGCCAATTCAGCCTGTTCAGCCGCCTTCACCTACAGATAACTTAATTAAACAGATCCTTGGCCAAGGTACATCCAATTGGTCTGGTGTAGGCCATGGTTCTGCTGAAGCCAATGCGGCCGACATGGCCAAGATTTTGGCTGGCATTGGTATTACCGATGTTAATCAGTTTGGCAGAATAACCCGTCCAGTTGAGTTATACATGGGTGAGGGTGTCGATGGAACACCTATTTACCAAACTCAAGAAGAACAAACCTTTGGAAACAAGCTAACTGGTCAAGCTGTTCCACTTACATACAGTGAACGTCAAAAAGGTGACTTCTTTGGCGGCACTTTTGCGGGTAAGGGCAACACAGGTTACGGTGTTCAATTTGATGAGCAGGGTAATCCTCGGTTCTACACTCAGGGTGCGTCTAGCTCGGACATTGGCAAACTTGCTCCGCTGTTAACAATGGCTCAGTTTGTGCCCGGCTTAGCTCCTATTGCCCAAGGTTTGAATGCTTTGATAGCGGCTAAGTCTGGCAATGTTCTTGGCGCTATTTCTGGTGCAGCTGGTCTGGGTGGTTTAACAGACGTTGCCAATGCGGCAAACTTTGCCGGCGCTTTAAAGAGTGGCAATCCTTTGGCGGCTATTACAACGGGTGCTAACCTTGGCGGCATAGATCTTGGTGGATTGGTTGATGCGTCTGGCGTTAAAGACTTCACAAGGATTGGTGACTACGACATTACCGATGTTGTTAAGGCGGCTCAAACTGCCAAAGCAATTAAGAGCGGTGATCCTTCTGCCATCATTTCGGCAATTGGTGGATACATGGGTGGACAAGATAATCAAAGAACGCCATCAGCAGAAGACTTAGTCCCGCCTGACTATTACAACGTTCCTTCTGATGGGTCTTATGCTGGGGCTTATAACGCTCCACCTAGAGATTCTTCTGTTAACGAAGAGTCAACAACCAGTAGGTTTGCAAACAGGGAAGCGCCTGATCCTTTTGCTTCGGTCGGTACTGAGCCAATGCCAAGTATTGAGATGCCTGACCTAAATGAATTGTTACCAAGGTTTGTTGCCGCACCTTCCGAACAACCTTCTGCTGAGCCTCCTAAACCAAATCAGTCGTTTAATTCAGCATTTGCTGATGCCCGTGCAAGAGGTCAAAGCGTTTTTGAATGGAACGGTAAGCCTTACACAACAGAATTAGCTTCTAAACAGCCTACATACGACCCAGTCGGTGGTGGCCGTGGTGGCCAAGGTGGGGCTACAGCTGAAGAGATTGCCGCATATAACAGGTCGCAGACACCAACCGCTGTGGCCAAGCCAAAGACAGCTGGTGATCTGTTTACATCGTTGTTCCCGTCTGCTGAAGCTGGTAGTCTGCCAACAGCTAAAGGACCGGACTTGGCATCTCAGATTCCCGGATATAGCCCAGCCAGAAGTTTAGCACCGGGGGAAAAGTATGATGTTCCGCCTTCAAAATACGATGAAAACAACTCTATATTTGGCCGTGTAGCCGATGAGTTGGGATTGCCCCAAGAGTTCCAGCGTAACGTAAGTAATACTCTTAATGCCATACCCGGTGTAAACCTTCCAGTCGGCGCACTTCGCGGTCTTAACGCAATGGGTCGTGCTGTTGGCGCGGCTGATGAATTGGGTGCAAGCAAGTACTTGGACGAAGCAGGCCGTTATATCCCCGGATCAAATGCTTACAAAGCTCCTGAGTATGCTTCTGAAGCAACAAGGTTTACGGCTGATCCAATGAAATTGTTCAAAATGATTGACGCTCTTCCAAGTGAAGTTTATCAAACATCTGCCGTCCAAAATGCACTCAAAGCTCTTGCCAATAATGATGGCGCGGCGGCGTTTAAGGCACTAGAGTCAAACCCAGCCGCCAAAAAAGCACTGCTTAACTATGCTGAGAAAATGGGAGCTCAAGAAGTATCTTTGTATAAAAACCTTAACTTGTTTAACCCACCTAAATACAGGGCAAGGGAAGGCGGTGGTTACATCGAAAGGACAGGCGGCGGCGGTAGAGCCGAGGGCGGCTTGGCTTCACTTAGCAAATCGAATAAGCGTTAAATCATGGCCCGATTTGAAAGAGAACCACTAGTCAATTACGACTACGAAGACTATGGATTTGTTAATCCATCGGGTTCTGACGCGCCTATTCAACCCATCCAACCTGTTCAACAAGTACAACCAGCTCCAACAGGAGTGTTTGGTTTACCTTTGGCATTGCCAACTCCAGTTCAAGTTGTTCAGCCGATTGTTCAGCCGGTGCAACCCGTTCAACCAGTAGATACTGTTAATACACTGGTCAGTCAAATTCTTGGCCAAGGTCTAACAAACAAATGGACTGGTCAGGGTTATGGCTCTGCCGAAGCGAATGCCGCCGATATGGCAAAGATCCTTTCTGGGATTGGCATTACCGACATTAAAGATTTTGGCAAAGTAGCTCAGTATGAGACTGCCCAAGAGATTGGTAAAACCTACGATGGTAAGCCGGTTTTGCAGCTTGTGGACGAAGAGACTGGCGCTACTAAAACCGTTATCAGAGTGCCTGATGGTGGTGTTGATGACGAAGGCAACCCAACAGCCAAACTTGTTGACGTCCCAACAGACGCAAAGATTGAAACCAGGTACGGAATAGATCAAGGCGAAGGTAACTTTCTAGAAGTTGACCCATCAAAAATTAAGACAGTTGATGGAAAAGTATTAGCCGATACTGGTAGAACAACTTTTGGAAACAAAATAACAGGCCAAGCTGTACCTAATACATACAGCGAGCGTCAGACTGGTAACTTCTTTGGCGGTACGTTTGCCGGCAAAGGTAATACCGGCTACGGCGTACAGTTTGATTCTCAGGGAAACCCTTACTTTTACACACAAGGCGCGTCTTCTAATGATCTAGCCAACCTGTTAAAAGATCTGGGTCCAATTGGCCAGATTGCCATAGCGGCCGCTACGGGTGGATTGTCTTTGCCAGCTCAGTTGGCGGCCAATGCTGGCATTCAGTTACTGGCCGGCGGTAATCTTAAGGATATTGCCCAAGGTACTGCTCTGTCATACCTTGGTGGACAAGCTGGTAACTTGATCTCTGGGTCTAGTGGGATTACAGATCTTCTTGGTAAGACGGGTTCTGACATTGCATCAAGAACCGCCCAGCAATATATTGGTAGCGGCGGCAAGGCAGACCTTGAGCAAGCTTTATTAGGTAATGCGCTCAATACTGGCGTTAACAGTGTTATTGGTAATGTGCCGGGATTAGATAGTCTGTCGCCTGTAGACAGAAGCATGACGTCAAACTTGATTACGGCTATTGCTACTGGTACGCCTATTGATCAAGCTCTTCAGAATGCTGCTGTGAGTAAGGCGTCTTATGAGGCTAGGAATGCAGTAGCCCAAGCGAGGAATGAGCCGGCAGCTCAACCACAGACTTACGAAGACTTAATGGCCGGTATTGAGCCAAGGATGTCTGGCGTAACAAAGCCAGATACAGGGCCAAGCAATCAAGAAATCTTGGAGATGATTAACTACGATCCAAGCTTGATAAACAATGCTGGCGTAGATACACTAGGAACTAAAAAGGGAACAGCCATGGATAATTTTTCATCTATGTTTTTTGGTGAAGGCGACATTGACTTAAGCGATTTTGACTTAAGCGGTACTAATTGGGCCGGTACAGAAGACGCCCCAGCCCCTCCATCAAACATTGCCGAACTGCTTGCAAACGTGATTACTGGCGAAGAAGGCAGTTCAGAGTTGTTAACTCCCGATGGTGTTAATGAAAGTTTCTTAAGCAATCTTTCTCCTAGTGAGCGAGAGAGATACATTGCTATGCAACAAGAAGGATATACACCTCCTGAATACGGCGTACAAGATCTTGGCATTTCACAAGAAATGATTGACGAGTTCAATAGGAACTTCAATCCAGCTGGTGGTTTTGGTAGCCAATATCAGACTATTGGAACCAACAGGGCTATGATCAATGATGATGGCACCACAACTATATTTAATCCAACAACTGGGGAGTCTTCATATTTAGATGAAGAACAAACTAAAGCTCTTATCAAGAACGGCACTTTGAACTCTAGCCGATCTGGTTACGTTGCATCTACTGGTGGAAAAGGAACAACACCAGGCGGTTCTAGGCCTGCGGCATCTACTGCTAAAAAGTCTACAACAGCCGCTGGCGGTACAAACAATGCTGGCCTGATCATGGCTTTGATGGCAATGATGGCCATGATGAACGACAGAGGAAAAAGCGGCTCATCTGGAGCGACTATCCCGTCTTTACAAGCCAACCGGTCACAGCTTCCATACTCACCAGTAGGCGGCCCCGGTGCTCCCAACGTTAACTACTTTACGCCTACCACTTACACAGCCAAAGCGGCAGAAGGTGGCCTGATGGGTTTGGCCGCTGGTGGTATGTCTGATCTGGGTGGTTACTCTGATGGCGGCCGTCTATTGCGTGGCCCCGGAGATGGTGTGTCTGACTCAATTCCTGCGACAATCGGAGGTAAACAACCAGCTCGTTTAGCAGAAGGCGAGTTCGTTGTACCGGCAAGAATTGTTTCTGAACTAGGTAACGGCTCTACGAATGCAGGCGCTAATAAGCTCTACGCCATGATGGACCGTGTTCAAAAAGCTAGACAAAAAACAAAGAACGTTGCTGCTGACACAAAAGCACACAAATATTTACCCGCTTAAGGAGCTATTATGGCTGCAGTTCTACCCACAGGATCGACAAACACCCAAGGCTTGGCCGATTGGGCGGGTGATTACATTACCAATTACCTTGGCAAAGCTAGAGCTCTAGCTGAAACGCCATATCAGGCATACCAAGGGCCACTAACTGCTGGTCCTTCTGCTTTGCAAAATCAGGCGTTTCAGGGGATTGGATCTTTGACTGTTCCGGCCAGTATTGGTCAGGCCGCTGGCACAGCTGGCAACATCGCATCGCAAGCTCAGACCATGAACTATGCGCCTACTGCGTTTACAAACCAGTTCCAAGCTCCAGCTCAATACCAGAACACAGCGTTTACCTCTGGCACATTTGGTGCAGATCAAGCCCAGCAGTACATGAACCCGTACTTGCAGGCTTCTTTGAACCCGCAGTTGGAAGAGGCTCGCCGTCAATCTGACATTACTGCTCAGCAAAACAATGCCGCCATGACAAGAGCTGGTGCGTTTGGCGGTGGCCGTCAAGCTATTTTGACCGCTGAGAACCAACGCAATCTGGGATCTAACTTAGCCAACATCACAGGCCAAGGCTACAACACTGCGTATAACAACGCAATGAACCAGTTCAACCAAGACCAAGCGCGTAGCCTGCAAGCTCAGCAAATGGGTGAGCAGTCCAAGCAGTTTGGTGCTGGTCAAGCCATGAATGCGGCTCAGATGATGGCTCAGTACGGTATGTCTGCACAGCAGGCGGCAGAGCAGTCTAAACAGTTTGGAGCCCAGCAAGGTCTGGCCGGCTTGAACACGGCTCTTCAGGGTGCTCAACTTCAAGGTAACTTGGGTGCTACTCAGAATAGAACCGCCCTTGACAATATCAATGCTCAGATGGCCGCAGGAGCTACACAGCGCGGTATCTCTTCTGAAGATATTGCGGCGCGTCAAGCTGAGTTTAACCAACAGCGTCAGTATCCATTCCAGCAAGTACAGTTCCAGCGCGACATGATCTCTGGACTACCCACAGGATCAGTAACGAATACGCCTGCTAACCTAAGTGGTACGGGCGCTTTCCTATCTGCTCTAGGCGGTGGTGCAGCGGCCGCTTCTGCGTTGGGATATGAAAACGTTGGTCAACTATTAAAAGCGCTTGGCTTAGATTTAGGACCAAAAGCATGAACCTCATCCAAATACAAGAACATCTTAAAGATTTGCCTACACAGGCGATCATGGCGTATGCCAATGGGCAAAACCCACAGGTGCCGCCGTACATGGCTTTGGGCGAGATGAACAGACGAAAGAACATGGAGCAACGCGCCGCGCAAGCTCCTGACTCTTCTGTTAAAGAGAAGATAGAAGGTGAGCTGGCTCAGCAATTGGCTTTGCCGGGCATTGGTCAGGGCATGAACATGAGGATGAACCCAGAGGGTATGCCTCAACCCATGCCGGCCGCCCAGCCACAGATGGCTCCTCAGATGCCTAGGATGCAGAACCCTCCGATGGCTAGGCCTACACCTCCACAGCAGATGTCTCGCCCCGGCAGTATCCCTGCTGGCGCTCCCGGCATGGCTGATGGTGGACTGGCTACACTGCCTATTGACTCTGATATGTACAACTATGCACCCGGCGGCATCGTTGCATTTGCTGATGAAGACAATGAACAGTTGGTGTTGCCTCCAGGTACACCATATAGTTCTGAAGAGTCTGGCAAATATTCGGGCGAGGCTGGTTCAGATAAGCTTCCTGTAGATTTGGCTAATCAAATTCTCATGAAGCGTTTGAGGGGTGATGTGGGTATTCCAAAGATTGAAAGCCCAGATGCACTGCGTAAGAAGTACATCGCTGAGAATCCAGATCAAGCTAGGCTTTTAAACTCTTTGCCCGGCGAGGCATTAACAAAGTTAGCCGCTGCCCTTGAAAAACAGAACAAATCTCAAAGAGATCGTTTTAAAGAGGGAGAAGGCCGGCAAGGTCTTGCCGCTTTGTCTCAGGCGTTAATTGC